TCGCCAATCTCGCGCTGAACCATCCGCAGCAATTGGACGCAGGCGCACCTGTAATCGCTCACCAGCTTTGAGGCCAGAAATCATGAGCTCAGTAACCGGCCAACTGATTACCTCTTTTACAAGACGTCCATCAGCAAGGAGATATTGCAGCTCAAGCCGGGAACCCCAGAAGCTTAAATCAGGCCATTTCCATTCGACGTTTACGCCAAAAGGTTTTGGTGTCGTTGTTACATGAGGGATGTCTGAAGGTTCAGACATTTTCTTTTCTTTTGAGCCGCTACCTAATTTATTGAAAGATGAGGGTTTGCCGCTCCGTAACCCATTACCGTCTTCGTTAAAAATACCGATAACCACTTTAGGTTGGCCTTTTTTATCAGCGATAATAATTGAGTCACTGCGAAGGAAGGCTCTCAGGCCGTTTTTCGATTTTCTGCCTAATTGCATGTGATATTTCCTTTAAGATGTGAGCCTGTCGTACGGGACAGCCGCCCGAGAGAAACGGTTTCCCCAGGCTCACGACTGAAAGACTCTCTTTGGTGCGCGTACGAGGCGCAATAAAAAGCCCCGCATAAGCGAGGCTGTTTGTCAGGATCTGTAACCACATGAGGTGGTTATTAAAGAAATGTGGTGCCGGGTGCCTCCCGGTGAGAACAGTTCCAGAATCTGTTCCCGCGTACTGAGAGGTTACCTTTCGGCAATCTTCTGGAACGCCCCTCCGCACAGGGGGATTCACCACACTTCAATATTAGAACAGGTACTCAGGGAACGCCTGCTGTCATGACTCGTCACTTTGAGCGTTGCAGAAGCCCATTCTTAGCCAATGCAATCACAATATCGAAAGATCCCTGTTTATCGATATACCGAGATTTTCCGAGAGGTAGTGGGGAGTCGCTAAAGGATATGAAAGTATAAGATTGGCAGCTGCAATCGCCCTCTTATACAAAACCCCCTTTCGCTGTACGGAAGTATGTGTACACACCCCCTTTAGGTAGCCATTTTCTGCCAGTGCTAAAAATGTTGTTCTAGGGCACCCTTTCTTTCTGGATGTTGTACTTGTTGTTACCGAGGATATCGCCTCATTCCAGGCGTCCAGCGGGGTACGCGAATCATTTATGATAAGCCCGTAAGCTTTTTAGGCTGCCTTTGCATAATTGCCCATATTCCCTCATTCAACATAGCAGGTATCATCTGCATGGATTAACACAGATCACATTTACCAGCAATCAGTAAACAACGGGCCGATGTCGCGACGCTTCACAACGTGGCTAACCGTGGGGGTTGTGCAGAGCGGAGAGAACTTCATCAGGCGCGTTCGTAAACGCGCCCTGGGCTGTTCACTTCACTGCGTTATACCAGGCCTGCCAGCGGTACTTGTCGAGTCGCAGCTGGCGTAGGCATTCTGCGGTTTCGATATCCGCCTGCAGATCTTCGTCGCTGTTTGCACCAGCATCACTTGCCCTGCACGGTTCCTGCATCAAATCCTCTGATGGAGTTGGCAGCGTCGATGGCGCGCTGGCGCAGCTGCACAGCATTATTGTCAAACTGACACACAGTACGATCCGGAGACTGAACATATTTCACCACGTCGCGGGTTATGGTCCGGTAAATCACCTTCGCCTCGGCACTGGCCGCAGCGGCTTTCTTCTCTACCGGCTGGATAGCTTTCTCGGCCCTATCTTTTTTGGCTGCCGCCAGCGCGTTGATATGGTCGGAATGCGCATTCCATCCGGAACGCCAGGCAATAAGCGCCGTGACAGAGATGCTGACCACCAGCGCCAGAAGAACATAACGCCATTTCATACCAGCGCACCACGCGCACGGTTGTAACGCTGACGGCGGTCTTCAAGCCCGTTTTGCCCGCCATTGATAATCTGCGTGACGCGCGCCAGGTCGCCGGAGTAAAGCAAACAACCGCTGGTGGCATAAAACCACGCTGCCGAACGTGCCGCGTTGCGATCCTGCTCCAGCAGTTCGGGGCTGGTAACCAGATCGAGTTTCAGCGCGGTACCGCATTTTGTATAATTTGCCTGCCCGGTGATCTGAATCAGACCGCGACCGCGATATTTCCAGCCGTCACCGGGTGCGTTGTTCCCCAGGCGTTTGCTGTACACCAGATTGGCAATGGCGCGCTGGCGCTCCAGTGGCAGCACCTTTTCATACGAGCGGCGGCCCAGTGCGTTTGCCTGATCCTGAGTAAGCCGCCCGGCGCGAACGAAATCCGCCAGGCCTGCCACGCTGTAATTCATGCTCTCCACCAGCCGGGAGAAACTAACGGACTCGTGCCCGGTCTGGGCGATAAACATCGCCTTGTCAGTCGGTGCGGTGATGCCGAATTCTTTCATGGCCGCATCGATGTGCGGAAACCAGCGCGCAGCTAATCCGGCGCTTATACCAGCCGCCTGCTGAAATTGTGATTGTTTCATTCCGGCCTCAGTACATGGAAGATGCGCGCGACGTTGCCCCGGGCGCGGAACACGGCAGCGCAGATGATTAAGTTGATGGCGACCGTTGCCCAGTGGGTATGCAGGTAGGAGTCAAACAAATACCGGAACGGCACCGACGCGTACGCCAGAATTATCAGGTATGCCAGCCATGACGCCCACGGGTTATGTCGCCCGCCTGGCTTACGGAACATCATCAGGCGCAGAACAATGGCGGCACAGGCCACTACGTTGGTCAGCACCAGCGGATCGTTAGTTACCATTGGTTCCCCCTCTCCAGCGTGCCAGCAGCTTTAGCGGGTCCTGTTCACTAAAAAACGTCAGCGTCTTGATGGCCACGGCAGACAAGATCACCGCGCCGAGCGCATCCAGCGGCTTATCCGCATAGCCGGTTATGCTCGCCAGCCACGAACCCACCAGCCCGGAGCCATAGACACCTGCGAAATACGACACGACGAAATACGCGGAGCGGCGAAAAATCGTCAGGTCGGCGGCCGTAGCCACGTAGAAAACAGCACCGGCAAATGCGCCGAACACAACGCCGTAATCAGTGCCGGTCAGCAGCCCATAAATGCTGGCGCCGGTCAGCGCGCTGCCGGCGGCTGCGGTACCGGAAAAAGGTTCGGACATTACGCCCCCTCTTGTGTGTGAGTCCTCTCAGGAATGAGGGGAAATAAAAAAGGCCCGTCGAAGTGGGCCTGAATTTTTACAAATTATAAAAAGTAAGATGGTCTGATGGCTCTGTCCGAAGATATATCCGATAATGTTAAACAAATGGAGACAAAGAGATCCAGATCCGGTCGTTTCTTATAAAAGAGGCATAATAGCTACCTATGGAAATCATGTTAGTTATCGGCCTGCTTCTGGCTTTTGCAGCATTATTCACACTGGCGACTATAAATGCATCATTTCCCAGACAAAAAAACTACCGAACCGCTGCAGCTCCGGTGATAAAGTTACTGACATCAGAAATGCATTTGGTCTCTGCTGGAGAATATCCATTCAGTTTAATTACAGAGGCTGAAATATATGAGCTTTACCCGTATCTGAACGAAAAACAGCAAATACTCTTAACAGAAGCCTATGATCTCTATACCGAGGCTCTGACATCTACTGCAAATATACGACACAGAGGTGAAGAGCATCCCTCCTCAATGATTGATTTCCCCAAAGGGTTTATAATTACAAATCCGCAGGAAGTCCTGAAAAAGATGGAGCCTTTGCGCCAGGTTCTCGCAGGAGAATGGGGGGTGTTCCTTTAAATATGTAGCACTGGCGCGGCACTGATTCAGGCGTAAGTGGTTCTCTCCAGGTAAATTGTAGATAAAAAAAAGACCTGCTCGGACGAACAGGTCATATCAGGTAGAACATCTCTCGACGGTGCCGGGTGCCTCCCGGTGAAACGCTGACTGGATACAACGCTTCGCACGCTTAAGCAATTACAGCTTATCCAGTAATGCCCCTCCGCACAGGGGGATTCACCATCAGATATTTTTATTTTTAGTGACTATCAAGGAATTCACTTTAATCGTAGTGTCCGCTTCGATGATTTCAACCCTTTCAGTTCTGATTTAACCACTCTGTAATCACGCTCACAAAACTAGCTGGAAACCTGAAACTTATTTAATAACATTTTTTCACAGGCACCTTCGGGTGCCTTTTCTCCGGGCGCAAAAAAACCCGTTCAGAGACAGGTTAATTTTGTGCAGGCGCTATATCCCACGATTAGAAGCTTACAGGACAACTTCGGACAAAATCAAGTCCTGCGTGCCGAAATAGCTAAATATTGTCTTTATCATCACGAAAATCGGTGGCATGCTGAAACGCCCTGTCCGCCTGTCTTTCACCTTTCTGGCAGATATCCACCAGCATCTCGTAAAAAGGCTTCCAGTTTCGGGTCCAAGTCCTGACGTGCAGATCGGGCACTTGTTTAATGATCGCTTTATACGCTGCTGTAGACGGTACCGACGAATATCCGTTGCCTCCGCAACGTTCACACGTCTTGTACACCGGCGCGCCATGTTCCTGGGTAGCTTTGCGATCGAGCACTTCGCCCTTCCCCCCGCACCGACAGCGGGCGCTGATTACTCCCTTCCCTTCACATGCATCACAAATGGCTGGCACTATTTCAGTTATCTCTGTCCATTTCTCCCAGTCCGACGGACGAACGGCGCGGGAGCGATTTGCCCAGTATGGCGCTTTTCCCCACGGGTAAGATACCTTGCGTGTGGTCTGGGTCCGGGTGGCGCGTCCGGTACCGTTGCAGGTGATGCAGGTGCAGCTGGTAGCCGCAGAACGCGAATACTCCGCGAACGCATATTGCGCCAGCAACAGCATGCAGGTACCAAATTGATCACCGGCTGCTTTGCGGACGTTTTTCGGGGCAACATCCATCGCGTGACGCGCCAGCGCCTGAACTGCCAGCTGTGCGTCTGTTTTACTGATCCCGGCTTTCCCGAAGAATGCCGCAAGCCCGAACCGCGCCCGGCTGCTGGTGGTACCGATAGCCGCCATTACGTCAGTACCAGTGATCCGCTCGGGTGAGGTTCCTTTCACGCTGTCGTTGATATGCATTCCCTGAGGTGAAAAGTGCTTCAGTGCTGCTTCAAGTTTCATTACTCACACTCCCCAACCAGATTAATAATCACCGCGGCACCGTCATCTTCCATGTATTCGCCCTTCCCGCTTTCCAGGAACCAGTGACACACTTCTACGGCTTCAGCGCGCGTTACCAGCGGGATGGTTGCCAGCAATTTGTCCAGATAAAACTCGCGGTCATATACAGATCGATGATGCTCGGAATAACCAAATTCATAGCCAAGCTCTTTGCCTGCGGTGTTGCGCACCTGGTAGAGCCAGTCCCAGTAAACAAACTCGCGAACAGCATCCGAAAGGGTGCAGGGTTCTGGCAGTACGTCACGGTAGCCATCAACAAACGCGCGGCGCTGATCATCAATTTCTGTCATACGGCTGCCGTTAATGCCGCTGGATTTTTTCTCGGCAGCAGTCCAGCCCCAAAGATGATCGTCGATAAATTTCGGTGAGGACTTAATCACACGCTCAGCTTCAACATCATCAAACGCTGTTTCATAGCTGCCGAACTGCGCTCTGACTGCTACCGCTTTTTTGATGTTCTCCCGCGCAGCCTCAATCGCCCGCGCCGGGTTATCCATGCCGATAGTCCCGAATGCAACCTGGAACGGATCGGCACCATTCGCCAGCAGGTAACGTGAATAATGCTTCTCAGCATCTTTCGGGGAGATTTTTATTTTCTCCAGTGCGGATTCGGCAGCGTCAAGATGTGCAGGTTCATTAAGGCGAATTACTTCCAGCACCCAGAGATAAGCGTCAGTCTGCTTATGCCCGGTGATTTTACGTTGTTCAGGCAGCGGCTTGATGTTTGCGAGGGTAGTGCCGTGCGCTGCCGTCGGGATAGTGAAAAGTGCTTTGTGTTCGGTGTTATCTTTACGCATTATGCAGCCGCCTTTTTCAAAAATGTCATCTCGCGAACCTGATCGCCGTTGACCAGCAGATCGTTAAAATCCCCGTTGTCGCACCAGCGCACACTAACTTTTTCAATGTCATTTTTTGCCAGCAAGTTAGCGTGGGCACACTCGAACGCCGCCGCATGGCCCGTTGCTGAATGAGGGTCCATGTCGGCAAAAATGATGAGATGCCGGACGCCAGCTGGTGCGCGAAACTTCTTCATAAATCCGCTGTTAAGCGTTGCCCAGGTATTGCATCCGTAGAGCTGAACAGCGGATAAAGCCGTTTCAATACCCTCCGCAATACCCAGCGTGGACGCGACGGGAAACATCCTCACCGCAACCGACTGGGCATGATCCAGATAGGACTCCTCCTGTAACGAGTAAAGGCGTTTCTGCCCGTCGCCCATCGGTGCCTTTTTATCGCCGTCAAGATAGGTCCGGTGCAGATAACACAGCTCACCCCGGTTATCTGTCGCCAGCGAATACAACGACTGATATACGTGGCCCTGATAGCGTTCCTTCGGACAAAACCGCACCGCTTCAGCAGGTAGCTTTGTGATCCCCCGGTTCAGGAGATATTGAGCCGCGCTTGTGCCGCGAGGACCTTCCAGCTTTGAAAATTTGCTCACCACCCGCTGTCGCAGGCTGGTGGCTGTGGTGTTGATCGGTGTTGCGCGATGCCGGTAGTCATTACCAAGCAGGGCGTCGATTTCCCGGCAGACTTCAGCGAATGATTTCCCCTGGGTCTGAACTACAAGACTGATCCCGTTGCCGCTGCCACATTTGCAAATCCACGTACCGTTTCCGTCCTGATCATCAATGCGGAAACTTCCCCGCGTGGCGCAAAGCGGACACTCACCCTTGAAGTGCCGCCCTCCGGTAACAGGCGGGAGTCCGTAATGTTCAAAAATTTCCGGCCATCGGCCTTTTGCTGCTTCAGTGGTTTTCAAGTTCTCTCTCCCGCATGATTACGAAGTTGTTCAAACTGCTTTTTAGCGCTGATGATCCTGCTGGTCGGACAGCCCTCAGGAATGGTTGTCAATTGCTGAGGCTGCCCCTCAGTTCGGTTGTGAACGACGGGCGTCTGTTGTAACTGCCGTTTCTCCTGTCCTTTTGCCCAGGCGATTTGTTTATGCCGGATGTAATTGCTGACTTCGGGGGTGATCTCCATCGGGAAATCGCTCAACCCGTTAGGCCACTCCCCGAATTTGTCCCGGAAGGTGTGAAGGCACCACCCGTTACTGACGGGTTTGCCGGTTGAAGCGCGCTGGCGCTGGTAAAATTTAATCTGGCTCCACCAGGCCTGTTTGGTGCTTTTCGTTGCAACGGAAGAGCCTTTAGAAAGCTTTTTAATTTTGCGTGAGGTGTCGGTGTCCACGTCGGAACCGGCCAGCGGTTTAAAGCCGCACTTGGGGCAAACGTAAACGCCTGCCGGCTTCATGAAGTGACATTCTGGACACTCTTTAGGGATTTTTTCGGCTCGCTCTTCCGCTGCCCGTGCTGCCGCCTCCTTCATGCCATCGCTGGAATCCAGCAGAACGTCGTATTCGATAGCATCGGGAAAGCCCAGGCGGTGAACGGTTCCGCTGTGATCGAAGATCAGACAGGTATCCTTGCCCGGCGCAGTGCGAAGCCCGCGACCGATACACTGTATCCACCGTATTTCTGATTTAGTGGGTCGGGCATAGATGATGCAGCGCACATCGCTGTCGAACCCGGCCACCAGCACGCCCACAGACACGAGGATTTTTGTCGCACCAGTTTCGAAGCGGTGGATCATTACCTGGCGCTGGTCATGGGGTGTTTCCGCTGTCATGACTTCAGCGTTCACCCCGGCTTTGTTGAACTGAATGGTGACGAAATTAGCGTGAGCCACGTTTACGCAGAAAGCGATAGTGGGGAGGTCGCGCCCGTTCTCAAGCCAGTTACTCACAATGTCGCCCACCAGATCAGAGCCGCTCATGATTTCTGCCAGTTGGGTTTCGTTGTAGTCCCTGCCAAAATCCGACGCGGACATTTTCACGCCCTTCAAATCCGGCTTTGTGGGCGCATAAAACTCAAACGGACTGAGGTCGCCGCGTTTGATAAGTTCGCTGATGGTGGTGGGCTTAATCAGACGCTGATAGTAGTTGCCCAGGAACGATGAAAAAGGGGTACCGGAAAGCCCGATAACCTTAACGTCCGTTTCGCTGGTAAGGCGTTCAATCTCTTTCAGGATGGTGCGCTTACGGAGATGGGCTTCATCGATAATCAGCAGATTAATATTGTCGGGAAAATCACGGCGGATCAGGGTGTCGGCGCTGGCAATCTGGATCAGGCGCTCCGGATCTGCCTCGCCCTTATCTGCTTCGGCCCATATCAGGCCAATCTCGTCAGGATTCAGGCCATAGCTTATAAAACGGCTGGCGGTCTGCCGCAGCAAAACAGTGTACGGCGCGACAAAAAGCACCCGCATCCCACGGCTGACAAAGCCGTCAGTGATGAAAGCGGCCAGCCCTGTTTTACCACTGCCTGTGGGGGCATATACCATGAAGGAATTCTGTACCTTCCATTCATGTCGAAGCATATTCAACGCCCGATCCTGTGCAAAATTTGGTGTGATTGTCAGCATTTGCCGCCCTTAACTCTGTGCCTGTAAGTGAGCCTGAACTTTTCCAGGAAAAACCCACCAGGCCGCTTTAACCATTTAGCCATCTGAATGGCTGTGCCGTTTTTTAGGAGGATTAAGTGCTTACAGAGATCTACTTAAGCTATGTACCTGTCTCCTGGAAAAGGACGCTATACCTGCCCCTTCTCCCAACTCCCCCCTTACCCCCCTCTTCCCTCTTCCCCACTTT